AGGTGAACTATGGCCATTCAAAACGGCAAAGATCTGCTGTTGAAGCTCGATACGACGGGTTCCGGCGGGTTCGAAACCGTCGCGGGTTTGCGCGCGACGCGACTGACATTCAACGCGGAGACTGTGGACGTCACATCCCTCGACAGCACTGGTGGGTGGCGAGAACTGCTGGCTGGAGCCGGGGTCAAGTCAGCTCAGATCTCAGGCTCTGGCGTGTTCCGAGATGAGGCAACCGACGCGCGTGCACGTACCGTATTCTTCAACGGAGACATCCCGCTCGCTCAGCTGATTATCCCGGATTTTGGAGTAGTCGAAGGACCATTTCAGATCACCTCGTTAGAATATGCGGGCAGTTTCGACGGAGAAGCGACGTATGAAATTGCGCTCGCATCGGCCGGTGAACTGACGTTTGCGGTACTTTGATGGCCAACCCGTTTCGTGGTGAGGTCGGCCTGACCGTAAACGGTGAACCGCATAATCTGCGACTGAGCCTCGGAGCTTTGGTTGAGCTGGAGGCGGATCTCGGTGAGACGAGTGTTCTAGGTCTGGTTGAACGGATCGAAGCTGGGGAACTCAGCAGTCGGGACATTCTGGCAATTGTGCGGGCTGGTCTTTTCGGCGCGGGTGTTCGCATGGCGCTGAAGGACGTGGCGGATGCGGAAATCGATGGCGGCGCCATTGCGATTGCAGATGCCGCGGCGCGGTTGATTGCCCGCGCTTTCGGGGTGCCAGGCGATGCAAATTGATTGGGGCGCCTGGATGCGAGTGGGGCTGCGTGATCACCGTCTGGACCCAGACGTTTTCTGGCAGCTCACCCCGGCTGAACTGATGCTCATCGCTGGGTTGGAACCCTCTCACACACCAATGAACCGGGATCGCCTGAGCGCGATGCTCGACGCCTTCCCGGATCAGGAGAAAAGTGAATGACGGATGGTACACTTTCGAGCGTGGAAGAGCTTGATGCGCTCAACGAAACGCTTGAGGACACCGATCAGATCGTCGATCGATTTCGCCGAACCCTTTCGGAAACAGGCCGAGAAGCAGAACGCTCTCGCAGGTCTGTGACGGCGTTGGAACGCTCGATCTCTCACGATCTGCGCGGTGCGATGACCGATATGGTATTTGAGGGAACGCGCGCATCAGATGCTTTGAGATCTGTCGCGACATCACTGGCGCGAACTGTTTTCCAGCAGTCGATAACGCCGATCACAAATGCTGTTGGTGGCGCCGTTGGGGGCGCGATTTCATCTGTTCTGACACCTGGCGCATCTTCGGCCTTTGCCGATGGCGCTGCATTTGCGTCAGGTCGGGTACAGGCCTTCGCGCAGGGCGGTATCGTGACCGCGCCAACGTCATTCCCGATGCGCGGTGGTGTCGGCCTGATGGGTGAGGCCGGGCCGGAGGCTATTATGCCATTGAAGCGGGGTGCCGACGGACGGTTGGGTGTCGCTACGGATGGGGCTGGACATGCCTCCCCACAGATCAACGTCACCATAAACACGCCTGATCCGGCAGCGTTTGGGCGTTCGCGGGCTCAAATCATGGCAGCGCTATCACGCGCGGTTTCACAGGGGCAGGGCAGAGCATGACTTCTGGTTTTCACGACGTTCGCTTGCCGGTTGACTTGTCTTTTGGTGCAACTGGCGGACCGGAATGGCGCACAGACATCGTTGAGCTTGCGAGTGGACGAGAGGTGCGCAACACCACCTGGTCAGCTTCACGCAGGCGTTATGATGTTGGTCTTGGCCTGCGGGCGCTGAGCGATCTGGAGGATATTCTGGCCTTCTTTGAGGCGCGTCGCGGCCCACTCTTTGGGTTTCGTATGCGGGATTGGCTGGATTGGAAATCGTGCTCTGTCGACGAAACGCCTGACGCTGGTGACCAGCTACTGGGACATGGTGATGGAACCCGGACTGTGTTTCAGCTGCGCAAGGTGTACCAGTCGGGAGAGCAGCAGATCTGGCGCGACATAACGCGGCCTGTCGCGCAATCTGTGCGGGTTGCTGTTGGCGATGTGGAGCTGTTTTCAGGATTTACGATTGATCCGGGCTCTGGCGAAGTGGTTTTTGACGTGCCACCCGCCGAGGGCGCTGCTGTCGCTGCAGGATTTGAATTCGACGTTCCGGTCCGGTTCGAGGGCTCCAGTATTGTGACGTCTCTCTCGCGATTTGCTGCTGGAGAGGTGCCTTCCATCCCATTGGTAGAGGTACGTGTCTGATGCGTGAGGTTTCGGACGCCTTTGCGGCGCGACTTGCGGGGGATGTCACAACACTCTGCACGTGCTGGGTTCTCAACCGTCGTGATGGATTACGGATAGGTTTCACCGACCATGACCGCGATCTCAGCGTTGATGGTGTACTCTGTTCGGCCACGGCGGGCATCGAGCCCGGAGCCATCGAGGGCGTTACGGGTATGGCGGCAAACAGTTCATCGTTGCTAGGCGCGCTCAGCGTGGATTTCATCTCGGCAGACGATTTGGAGCGTGGTCTGTGGGATGGCTGTCAGGTACGGCGGCTTTTGGTTGATTGGGAGGAGCCTTCGCTTTTCCTGCAGGAATTCATCGGTCGCATTTCCGAAGTCCGTGTGACGGGAGAGCAGATAGAGCTTGAGGTTGTTGGCCTCACGGACGCGCTCTCAAGAACGTTGGGACGCACGATGATGCGGCAGTGTGATGCGGTGTTCGGAGATGTGCGATGTGGTTTGGATTCGAACAGCGTTGCGTATCGGGGTTCAGGCGTTGTCTCCGAGGTTATCGGCCCCGGCGAGGTCGTTGTAACTGGGCTTGGAAACTACGCGGAAGGCTTTTTCGCGCTTGGGCGTCTATCGTGGCTGACCGGTGCGAATGCCGGTACGGAGTATTTCGTTGATCGGGATGAAAGCGCTTCGGTACGGAGGCTTACCCTAGGTGCCTCCACGCGTTCGGTTGTGGTTGAAGGTGACACTTTCGACATCGTTGCCGGCTGCGACAAGCGTTTGGCTACATGTCGCGACACGTTCTCCAACCTGCTGAATTTCAGAGGGTTTCCACATCTCCCAGGTGAAGATTGGGGCATGGGATATCCGCAAGGCGGACAGCGACATGACGGCTCCAGCCTGTTTCGTTGAGCCCGAGGTGATTTGCGCCGAAGCGGTGCAGTGGCTCGGCACACCTTATGTACGACATGCTCAGCGACGGGGTGAGGGGTGCGATTGCCTCGGTCTGATCCTCGGCGTGCGCCGGGCTGTGCTCGGGCATGACTATAAAGCGATACCCTATGCGCTTCGGACAAGCCCAGCGTTGGATCAGCTTCCAGAACTGCATCGACAAATGATCGCGCCCGTCAGCGAAAAGACAGATGGTGCAATTGCCGTGATGGCCCTCAGGGGCGGCCAAAATGTGCACCATCTCGGCTTTTTTCTGGAAGGCGGCGCATGGCTTCTGCACTGCGTCGAGGAGAGGGGTGTCATCCTTTCGCGTAGCGCTGGGTGGCGTGGGCGGACCATCGCCCTTTTTGGATTGATCAAGGATTGACAACCTATGGCTACAGTAATTCTAGCAGCTGCCGGTGGTGCGATTGGTGCAGGCATTGGTGGCACCGTTCTAGGTGTCAGTTCAGCGGTCATCGGGCAGGCAGTTGGCGCAACGATTGGCGCTTCGATTGATGCGCGTGGGGTCTCGGGGGGCTCTGCGTCGGTCAATACAGGAGAGATTAGCACCGCGCGGCTGTCCCACACACCGGAGGGTTCCACGTTGCCCTGGGTGGTCGGCCAGACGCGTGTAACGGGACGCTTGATCTGGAGCACGCGCTTCAAGGAGACTGTCCAAAAAACCAAGACAAAGGTTGGTGACGGAAAATCCGCTTCGCGCATAACGGAGTCGAGCTATAGCTACTCCGTGAGTTTTGCGGTGGCGCTCGCAGAAGGTGAAGTGTCGCGCATCGGGCGCATTTGGCTTGATGGTCAGATCATGCGTAAGGACCGCGTTTCGTTCCGTTTTTATACCGGAACTGAAACGCAATCACCGGATCCTCTTATCGAAATCAAAGAAGGCAACGAGGATGCCCCCGCATATCGCGGTGTTGCCTACCTTGTGTTCGAGGATTTGCCGTTGGCCGCATATGGCAACCGCATTCCAACTGTAAGCTGTGAAGTGTTTCGAAAACCTGTTTGCGAGGCTGATGCTGAGGTGTCGCCAATGGAACGGGTCAAGGGCGTCGCGCTTATACCGGGAACCGGAGAGTACAGCCTTGCGACACAGCAAGTTAAGCTGCGCTATGGTCCGGGTTCGGCAGACGTCATGAACGTCAACACGGATGAGCGGCGCGCTGACATCCACGTGGCTTTGGACGGTTTGGCCGCGGAACTACCGAGCGTTTCATCGACACTTCTTGTCGTGTCATGGTTTGGGACAGACTTGCGTGCCGGATCGTGCCAGGTCATGCCGAAGGTTGAGCAAACCGACTTCGACGGTGAACCGCATCAGTGGCAGGTGTCAGGTGTTCCTCGTGCGGCGGCTGCTGTTGTCAGCAAAACTGGTGGGCGGGTGAATTTTGGCGGAACTCCAGACGACAGATCCGTTATTGAAGCGATTGCAGAGCTGAAGGCACGCGGACAAAAGGTCGTTTTCTATCCGTTTATTCTCATGGACATTCCTGAGGGCAACGCGTTGCCGGATCCTTATGGAGGGGCTGAGCAGGCGCGGTTTCCTTGGAGGGGGCGGATCACCTCTGATATTGCAGCGGGATCTGCGGGCAGTACCGACGGAACTGCCGCAGCATCAGCTCAGGTTTCGGCTTTCATGGGGCCGGCTGTGCCGGGTGATTTTGCCGCGTCTTCAGGTGTTCCTGTCTATGCAGGCAGCGATTGGGGCTTCAGGCGGATGGTTTTGCACTATGCAATGTTGTGCGATCTGGCCGGCGGAGTGGATGCGTTTTGTATTGGCTCTGAGCTGCGAGGGCTGACCCAGGTACGGGATCAAAACGACGCTTATCCAATGGTTGCAGCACTCAAGGCGCTCGCAGCGGATGTTCGCGCGATCCTCGGCCCGGACACAAAGATCAGCTATGCAGCGGATTGGTCGGAGTATTTTGGTCATCAACCTGATGATGGCAGTGGTGATGTTCGCTACCATCTGGACCCGTTGTGGTCTGATCCTGACATCGACTTTGTTGGAATAGACAATTATTTCCCGCTCAGCGACTG